CTAAATATTGGGGCAAGGAGCCCCAATATGGCAGACCAAACACTAGATCCACTTAAAAAACAACTGATTGAATATGTACAGCTACAGCTGGCCAGCGGCATCATTGATGTCGAAATGGACCCAGCTCACTACGAAGCTGCTTATCAACGCACCATTGGTGTATATCGTCAGCGCAGTCAAAATGCCTACGAAGAAAGCTACAGCTTCATGCAGCTATTGGACAATGTAAACGAATATACCTTGCCGCAGGAAGTTACACAAGTGCGTCAAATCTTCCGTCGTACCATTGGCGTTACCGGCACAGGCGGTCAGAGTTTTGATCCGTTTGGAGCAGCTACCCTAAACGTGTATCTCCTAAACTTTAACCAAGCATCAGGTGGTCTGGCCACATACGACTTTTACCAGCAGTATGTTGAACTGGCAGCACGTATGTTTGGTGGTTATATCAACTACACATGGAATCCTGTGACCAAAAAGCTACAGCTGATTCGTGATCCCAGAGGCTCCGGCGAAACAGTACTGCTCTGGACCTATAATCTACGCCCTGAAATTGTACTACTGAGTGACTTTCAAATCAGCCAATGGATTAGAGATCACATGGTTGGTGCCAGCAAGTACATTATCGGTGAAGCTCGTGAAAAGTTTGGAACTATTGCTGGTCCACAAGGCGGCGGTACTCTAAACGGCGCAGCAATGAAAGCCGAAGGACAAGCAATGATGGACAAATGCTTGGAAGATCTCAAACTGTATGTGGATGGATCTCAGCCACTTACACTCGTTATTGGCTAATTGCTCTTGCGAGCAAAATCACGTGCTCGCTTTTTAGCACCGATAATTGCTCGAGTTGCGGCTGTTTGGATTCTTCCTTCTTGATTGCCAGTAGCACCTCGTCCGATCTGCCATCCGTTGTTTAAGAAATTATCTAACTCTATTGAATTAACTCTCATCGAATCTGAGCCATTATGAATCCACTTCTGGTTTTTAGTGGTACCTTTTTTTGCATTAACTTGTGGTAAGTATGTTTTACCTAAATTAATCTGCTGCAGAGTTTTTTTAGTAGATTCAGTGTGTCTAAAACCTGCGTTTGATAAAACTCTTTTCGCAATAGTTTTAGGGCTTTGTTTAACTCCTGCTGCTCCATCACCGCCGTCTGTTAAATTTCTAAGTATTCCTGTACCTGAATCTTTTCGGCCGTACCATCTTATTAGTCTACGTTCGATCGCTAATGCACCGGTATTAGTTAAGTTTGATTCTACAATAACGATTCGATGATTATCGGTTGGGACAATAACATTGTGTTCTTTTTCCCAGGCCCTGTATCGTTGTCCTTTGCCAATATAATATGGTGTTAGATTTCCTTTGCGTAGATATACGTAAACATAGAAACCAGGTGGATAAGTAGACATGCTGATGCTCCTCAAAAGCGTTAGAACGGGTGGATGTTGGTAGCATCGCGATCCGTGCTATTATTTAGTCAGATCTCATTGACAATCGCATCGTATTATCTTACAATAATGTTATGAGCTCACTTATGATCGACCTAGAAACAATTGGCGTAGCACCTGCTGCTACTATTCTAACCATTGCTGCCCAATCTTTTGATCCCTTTGGTGCAGGATATTATACTCAACATTACTATGCTAGAATTTCTTTGGAAAGTCAAGAAAATCGTACTATCGACGAAAGCACATTAAACTGGTGGGCCACTCAGCCTGCAGTGGCTCGCGACGAAGCATTTTCCGAAGACAATCGAGTACCTCTTGATCAAGCCTTAGATGAGGTAGGTAAACTTATTTGGACCAGTAATTTTTTATGGTGTCAAGGACCCACATTTGATTGCACCATACTTGAACATGCATACAAAAGCTACAACAAGCCAATCCCTTGGCAATATTTCAAAGTACGGGACAGTAGATCAATTTGTAGCTTATGGCCTGGTCGTCCGAATCCGCCAACTTCACACCATGCACTTGAAGATTGCCGCAAGCAAATCGCTATCGTGCAAGCGACACTCAAACATTTAAACGTAACGGAACTATCTTGATTATTGGAATTTGTGGCCTGATTGGGTCAGGCAAAGACACTGTAGCCGACTACCTGGTAAACGTGCATGGTTTCAGACGTGAAAGCTTTGCTGGTACATTAAAAGATGCTGTGGCTGCGGTATTTGGGTGGGACCGCACTCTATTAGAAGGGCGTACTAGAGCTTCCAGAGAGTGGCGTGAGCAGCGAGATGAATGGTGGAGCCATCGCTTGGGCCAAGAAATCACCCCACGGTGGGTGTTGCAATATTGGGGCACAGAAGTCATGCGCCGCGGCTTCCATGATGATATTTGGATTGCCAGCATTGAAAACAAAATCCGCAACAGTCGTGATAACGTAGTGTTGAGTGACTGTCGTTTTCCCAACGAAATCGCCAGTATTCGCAACGCCGGTGGTCTTATTATACGAACTTGTCGTGGGCCAGATCCTGAATGGTTTCATGCTGCTGAAGTGGTAAATCGTGGCCCTACACTGAATTTATCATGGGCTAGTAACCGATCTGTGCTGGATACTTTCAAAGTACATGCCAGCGAAACTGCCTGGGTAGGAACTGATTTTGACCACATTCTTGACAACAACGGAACCATGGACCAGCTGTATGCTCAAGTAGATCTTATTGTCAAAAGTCAGGAGTAATATCGCCTGCTCGCCACGGCAGTTCCAAGCGAACAACTTCGGCAATACAGTTCAAACACACAGTTTTTAAGTTGCGTGTTTCACAGTTATTTAGATCCCCATCCACATGATACACTGTCAGTTGAGAGTGATGCCTAGCCCGAAACCCACATCTATCACATGTGGGTTTTTTCTTATAGCCAGCCGTTTGCCATCTAGGTCGAGCTGGTTTTATCTTTTTGTCTTGTCTAATACACACATTACACCGACTGCGATAGTACAGTTTTTCACGGTGATATCCATTTATGGCAGCGGGATTTTTATTGCAAACCTTGCATAGCGGTCTCATACGACTATTTATTGATTAGACCTTAATCAAGGCAGTCATAACTGCCAGAATTTTGATCTATTGAATAAATATCAGTATACAATTTAATAAGGAATCACCATGGCACTAATTTCTCCCGGCGTAGAAGTCACAGTTATCGACGAGTCGAGCTATCTTCCTGCAGCCACTAGCTCCGTACCTTACATTTTGCTTGCTACTGCTCAAGACAAGATTTCTGGCACAGGCGCAACTGTTGCACCAGGTACTTTGGCAGCAAATGCAGGCAAAGTATATTTAATCACTAGCCAAAGAGATTTAGCGGCTACATTTGGTAACCCATTCTTTTACAAGACCAGCAACGGTACTCCAATCAACGGATACGAGCTAAACGAATACGGCTTGTTAGCAGCTCACTCAGTGTTGGGTGTCAGCAACCGTGCTTATATTCAACGTGCCAACATTGATCTTTCTGCGCTGACAGCCAGCCTAGTGCGCCCAACAGGTGCTCCTGACAACGGTACATATTGGTTAGATACCAGTGTTACACAATGGGGTATCAATCAATGGAACTCAGTCACTAGTGCATTTACTGTGATCAGACCAATTGTAATTACAGACACTTCTAACCTAGACGGTGGCATTCCTGTTGCCAGCATAGGATCTATTGGTTCATATGCTGTGGTAGCCACTAACAGCAGCAATCCGGTGTACTGGAAAAACTACACCAACGATTGGGTGCTAGTGGGTTCAGACGAGTGGAAACTGTCGTGGGCTACTTTACAAGGTACAGAATCTGTAACTGGTAATGTACTGACTATCGGAAATAATCTGATCATCAATGGTACAACTATTACTTTAACTGGTCAAACACTGGCTGCACTGGTAACACAAATTAATAACGCTGCTATCACTGGTATTCATGCCAGTGTCGACAGCAGCAACCGTTTCCAATTAGAGTGCGACAGCACAGCCGAAGCTGACGGTTCGTCGGGCGACGGTGGTATCATCAACATTGATGCAGCAAGCACACCAGGTCTATTGACCACATTAGGCGTCACAGCCAAAACTTACTATGCTCCTGCCTTACAGCAAAGCCCTAGTTACACAGTTCCACGTTGGAGAAGCACAG